CCGGCGGGTTTGTATAGCTTGGCGGTACTTTTAAATCCAGCGTTTCATAAATTGCTATGGAGGCCTTACTGGTAGTACTAACTATCTTTACTCCGTAAGCTGTATCTAATTTATAACAGAAGATAATGTCAGTCCCGATCTTTTTAACTGAACTAATTTCATCACAATCAAATTGGTATTCCAGGTTAAGAGTAAAATCAGCATTCTTAGTTCTTCTTCCGTAGCTATAGATTCCAGACTTTCCGGTTCCATTACCATAGACTCCAAATAAGGCAAGTCCGCGATCTACTTCCGAACCATCTACCGCAACCTGTCCCCCACCAGGAAATGCTGTTATTGGAATATCAGTTGAGTCACCAACAAAATGAAGTTGACCATCCGTTCCATACTGGACCATAATAATTCCCCCGGCCTTTATGATTGTATTTATATTTGCAAAAGAAAGTGGGGTTCTACTTAAGTAGTCAAGAGAAGTTGTATCCCATTCTAAAAGCCAGGATTCTTCCTTACTGTCTGTTCTATTGGCTACTATCACTCCGGTCTGTCCAAGATCCAGGATAGTTTTACCTGTAAGTCCTGGCATTATATTTAAAGCATTGTTAGTGTAGGAACTATCGTAACCCACCATAAATAAAGCAGTTTTGTTTACTCCAAGTAAACAACCATTAACCCATTTCATTGTGTGTATGGTTGAAGATGTTAGATTTGATTTAGGATAAGTCTGGGAATTTATTGTTGCATCAACATCGCTCCAGTCAGTATTTACTGCCGATCCTGCTGAGTTTAAAACTACCTTGCAGTGAAGTTCGGTTAAAGTTGCCCAGTAAAGAAGTGTGTTTCCTAGCTCATCGTATGCTTCTGCGGCCCCTGTAATTACTAGCTCCGTTTCTGTATAAACAGTGGAATAGGATCCGGCATTTGTTCTTTTTAAAATTCTTCCGTTTTCTAGGAAGAAGTAGGTATTTCCATCCAGGGATACTACTGTGGCTATACACTTTGCATTCATTAATCCTCCGGATGCGAGATCATCTGTCAACCCTTGCTGAGCCTTTAGACTATCTCTTTTTCTTCTAAGATCCATATTACTAACAAACTTAGCGGCTCCGGACAAACCCCTATCTTCTAAATCTGAAATAGCACCTGTGAATTTGTTTATAAAAAATCCTTGCATATATTTATTCTATAGCACTTTAAGAGTTATGACCAACCTTATACTTGTCTGTGAATGAGTCTCCTTGTACGGAATGCTTAGGAGAAAAGGATGTACTTCTTATTGAGTATTTATCTGCAAAAGATGTACTCCTTGTACTGTACTTATCCTCCCATACGGTTGTGGATGGAGACATGCTGGGGCTAACTGAAGGAGAAAGAGAGGGACTTACACTAGGAGACAAACTTACAGAAGGAGAGATGCTTGGAGAAAAAGAGGGGCTTAAACTGGGGCTAACACTAACAGATGGTGAAACACTCGGACTTAAGGAAGGTGATAACGACGGGCTTAAGCTAAAACTTGGAGATTCGCTGGGACTGCCGGATGGCGATAGCGAAGGACTTAAACTTTGAGACGGGGAAATACTTGGACTTTCCGACGGACTAAGACTTGGGCTTAAGCTAGGAGATAAACTAGCAGATGGAGAAACACTTGGACTAAAAGAAGTTGAAGGAGAAACGCTAGGACTTAAAGAAGTTGATGGACTTCCACTTAGACTTAAAGATGGAGAAAAACTAGGACTTAAACTAACGCTCGGAGAGACTGAAACCGAAGGAGATACACTAGGACTAAATGATGGACTTAAGCTAGGACTCAAAGAAACTGAAGGACTTACGCTGGGGCTTAGTGACGGACTTAAAGATGGAGATAAACTAATACTAGGAGATATTGAAATGCTTGGACTTACGCTAGGTGAAAAACTCTCTATAATGCTTGGAGACATTGAGGGACTTACGCTAGGGCTAAGACTGGGCGAAAGACTAGGACTTAAACTAACGCTTGGAGAAACTGAGGGGCTAATACTTGGGGACAGGCTAGGACTTAAACTGACCGATGGTGATACGCTAGGAGATAAAGAGGGCGATAAACTAGGACTTAGAGACGGCGATTTACTTGGACTTAAGCTTACAGAAGGAGAAATGCTGGGACTTACTGAAGGAGATAAACTAGGACTTAAACTAATGCTTGGGGATACTGAGGGGCTTAAGCTTGGCGACAAAGAAGGACTTAAAGATACTGAGGGCGAAATACTCGGACTTATAGAGGGACTCAGACTTGGAGACAAACTTACAGAAGGACTTACACTTGGGCTAAAAGAAGGGGACTTGCTTGGAGATAAGCTTACTGAAGGTGATGTGCTAGGACTTATAGAAGGGCTTAGTGATGGGCTTAAACTTGGGCTTAAGCTAGGAGATAATGAAACGCTAGGGGATACGCTAGGTGAAAATGAGGGACTTATAGAAGGACTTAAACTTGGAGATAGTGAGGGGCTTATAGAAGGAGACAAGCTGGAAAGAGTGGAAGCTGTAGCAAAGGTAGCAGGACTGCTTTGGTTGTTGTATTCTGTTACAAGCCAATCTGCCGTTCTTCCTGTTCCCTTGTTTATTCTTATTTCTTTCAACCACCCGTTTAAGTCCCAACTTGAACCTGACGGGTTCATACCTATAAACAAACCACTTGCTGCACCTGTTATGCTTGTTGCAGGATTATTCGCTGTCGTACTTATTACCGAACCGTTTACTGCAAGATAGATATTTGTACTTATTCGTGTAACGGTACACTTTGCCCAAGTATTCGCTGCCAACCCGCTTGTAGTTTGAATATCCTTTGCCCAACCCCCGCTATACATCGTGCTAAAGCGTAGTTTTACAACAGAACTTCCCGCATCTTGAAAACCTATCCCCCAACCATCTGAACCTGTATCAAAGTTTGTATTACCTATGATATAGTCATAAACCGCACTAATTGACGGTATCCTTACCCAAAAATCAACCGTAAAATCAGCACTAAAATCCCAATCATCTACATCCGCAAGGGTTATCTTGTCCCCCGTTCCGTCAAATAACATAGAAGAAGCTCCCCAAGGTTTTTGTGCTGTATCAAGTTGTGTTTGGTTTGCAAAAGTAAACGCCTTGTTACCGCTTGAAGAATCCTTTGCAAGTGCAACCCCATCTATATCATCACCAAAATGTGCTATTAACTTGCTGTTAGTTCCCCATACAGCATCACTTCCATAGTTAGCCAAGTCCCTTGCCTGTGGTGCAATAGTATCGTTGTCATACCAGACATAAACAATCGTATCGTTATCATAGTCAAGTGTGGGGATTTTAACCCAGACTTCTGCGAGGTCGCTTACTATGTCCCAATTAACAACTTCGTGTGCTAACTGTGTCGTTCCTGCAGCATCCGATGAAAAGCGTAAGTCCTGACCGCCTGTGTATAGACCTAATACTTCTGCATCTGTTAAGGCTCTGTTCCAAATAGCTACATCGTCTATTATTCCGTCAAAGTAGTTAGCGTAAGCGCCTTCTCGCCCTATTGAAAAGGTATCCTGACTTGCTCCAAGAGAACCTGCAGCAAAAGTTCCTGTTTTTTTAACTCCGTTTACGAATAGTTTTTTAGTGGTGTTGGCTGTATCCACAACCCATACAACGTGATACCAATTACCCGCTACGGCGGCAGTATCCGCAGTTAAATCACCTATAGCACCTGCGGAAGAATCAAAATAAACACTAAACGCTGAACCGTTAAAATACAAAACCTTTTGTGCCGAAGGCGTTGAGGTGGAAAATCCTAAAATACGCATCCCGTTTGTAACAGTTTCGGGTTTTATCCAAGCTGACCAAGTTTGGCTTCCTGTAATATTTAGGTTTGTTGCTGTTGTTTTTGTTAGATATTGCGAACTTCCTGATTCAAAATCACCACCATTACCAAACTTACCTGCCGCATAAGTAGGTGCTGTGCCTGTTAAATCGTAACCATTAGCACTTTCGTCTGTCCCATCAGCCAATCGCCAATACCCTTGTAGGTTAGCATCTGCATAAAGGGCGTTAGTATATATTTCCTTACCTTGTGTATTGTCAAAAGCGGCAGCAAGAAAGTTAGCTTCGGTGAAAAGAACGGGGAAGTCGGTTAGGTTGGCTGCACCCGACACTTTCGTGTAGTCTATTGATATTTTATGTTTTTTTAGCCAACCTGTAGGAAATGCCATATATTTAGTATATCTTTTTTTTAATTATTTTGGAGAGAAAGGTATACTTTCAAGTTCCTTTAATTGTTCTTCTGTCCATCCAGGAACCGGCCAGAACTTTTTTAACAACCAGTAGAAGGGATATATCTGATAAGGACTCTTGTTCTCCCAGAAAATGTCTTTTACACGCTGTTTGGTTTTAGCAGTTTCCCTCTCAGATTTCTGCCACGGGAAGCCAAAATCACCACCCTGGGTTCTAAACATATGAGCATACCAAGTTCTATGGTTGCATAAAACACGACCTCCGGAAAGCCACATTTTACAGGCTACTTCTATCCCCTGATTTCCCCAGTTACCAAGTTCCCCATCGCATATTTTAAGTCTCCAATAATTATCGCGGGTAAGCATAAACGCGGATCCTTGCAAACTCATCGTTTCGGTAATGCCGGTTTTAGCATTATCTTCTTTGTATTGAGGTCTGTGCTTCCAATCCTCGAAGTATCTGAAGTGAGGTTCGCTATCAAAAGAGTAAGACGTAGACTGGGGATTATTTTTACCTCTCCAAATAATCTGTCTTCTGAGTCTATGAGTTCTACCACACCTGTCGCACTTTTCAGGAGTTGGGCCTTGATACTTTTTCCATCCGCAATGTTGACACTTCCAACTAAAGGCCCAGAGATTTCTCATAATGGGAACCATTACAACGTTATCTCCAGTTTCTTTAAATGCATCCAACATCTTTCTATCAAACCCCTTGTCAAAGGAACAGTGGGCATCCACCTTCATGACGTACTTGGCTCTTGATAGTTGACAGGCCAGATTTGTTCCTGTTCTCTGACCTACCGCTTTTGGGACATAAATGATATTTACCCTTTCGTGTTGAGGAACGGGGGGATCTGCCCAGTCTCCATCAAGCAAAGCTATAATTTCAGTATCCGCTTCTATGTTTTGCAAAATATCTTCTATGGTCTTTTTTAAAAACATCTCATTACGAGAAGGTATTAGTATGCTTAGTTCCATAGGTTAAATAACTCCTTTAAATTCCAGCCAGGAATGTCCGAGGCTTTAATTTCATGCCAGTTAGTAGGCAAGTGTTTAAAATCCTTTAAGTGAACTTTTCTTTTTGAGAAGTTTCTATCGTGTCTAATATCCACAATAGGTTGGTCGGACATCCATGTTTCAAAATCTTCATCGGTAATTCCACCACGCTTTTTCTTCTTTGTTCCGGGTTCATAACCCATTTTTCTTAACCAGTCCGGTTCATGCTTACTAAATTCATCCAGTTTATTTTCGTATATCTCTTTTAGTCTAAATTTATAATGCTTTAAAACCAACTCTCTGTTAACACAAAGTCCTGACAAGGAGATAAGTCTGTCGTAAGTTATTGCCCTGTCGTTAGGATAATCCCATCTCCAAACATACTCGTTGTAATAATAAATATTATTTCCAGGGGGTGTAAAAAAGAAGTGACTCGGTGGGTATAAAACGTCATCCTCACAAAAGAAAACATAATCTGTATCTAGGTTTTCAAGGGCCGCGACTATTTGAGTAGCCATTGTTAAATAGCTTGGATCCCTGTTAAGTACAACATTCTTTCCAAAATTCATAGGTTTTAAAGATGCACTAGATATAGGAAGTCCAACATCAATAAACTTCTTAGCAATAGAACAGATAGGATCTTCTATTTTGTTTGCGGTGTAGTAAATTATTCCCTTACTCATAATCCCTCTCATTTCCTTTTATAAACATCCAGCTTCTATAATCATCTCTTACCTCTCCCGGATTTCTCTTTCTTGTGCCTAAGATCCAGAAGTTTAAGTGGAAAGACTTTGCATAGGCATCAACTACTTCTCTTGCCTGGCAACCTCCACACGGTGAGTTCTTTTTAAAGTAGGCGTAGTCGTGACCACAGATGATTCCACCTTTTTTAACTTTCTTCCACCACTCGTAAATATCATCGGCCACATATCTGAATTGGTGATTCCCGTCTATATAAACAAAATCAAGACTTTCATTCTCAAATTTCTTAACAGCTTCCATAGAAAAGTCTTTTATAAGGGTTACGTTAGGATATTGAGAGAGTCTTTTCTTTGTTATTTCGTATCTTGAATCGGCCTTTGGTTGATACTTTGCAGTTCCATAATCCTCATAAACAAGCCACGGATCTATTCCGTAGACTTTAAAGCCACCCCTTGCAAGTACCTCTGTAAATTCTCCTTCAAATACCCCTATTTCAACTCCGGTCTTAAATCCTAGTTGTTGGAAAAGTTCAACCAAGTCATTTCTGGAACAATCCGGTATTTCCGCGGGGGATCCTATTAACTTAAGGCCTTCAATCAGCTTCATATTTTTCCTTTAATACTTTTATACTGCCCCAATAAGGTAAATCGTAAACAGGTATCTCATCAGTATTGCTATGTTTTCGCATTCCACGACCTGTCTTAAAAGAAATGCACGGATATATTGTCTCAAATGTTTCAAACTCATTAAATAGTTTTTTTCCTATTTCCTTTGGGAAGTTCTTATATTCCGTACTCCACATAGGTAGCCCCTCAAACAATGATTTAAGGCGTGAGACGTAGAAATCACGGCCAACAACTTGGGAAAATGTAGACATTGTTTTCTTACAGACAAAGTCTTGACCATACTTTTGGACATATATGTTTGTGTTCCTGTAAGGAATATCAAGTCTTTCCGGGACAAAATTAAAATAATCCGGAGAATATAAACAATCAGACTCAGCAGATATAACATAATCTCCTTTTGCCACCATAGAAGCAATAAGTACCTGCCTACAAAAGTTAAATCCAGAAGCACCTATATCACCCACTACTATATTATTCCCGATATCAACAGGTTTTTGTGTAACACTTATAACTTCAAGATCCCCGACCTTGCTTTTTAAATCATCAATAATATGCTTTTCAAATTCAGGGGTCTCTTTGTTACTTGAAACAAATATTACTGTTCCCTTCATACATACCTCACAAAAATAGTTTTATAACCTAGACTTTTAAGCATGGAGTATCTGTGGTTTCCATCAAGAATAAGGTTGTTTGAGTTTATAATTATTGGTTGAGTTTGCCCGTTTTTCTTTACACTTTCATAAACTTTTATCCTCTCTTCAAACCAGCGATTAAGTTTATCTTCGGACCAATTCTTGCGATAGGGCCTCATTATGCGATAGTAGCGGGTATCCTTATAGTCTTTACCTTCATCAATTTCCGTATAAAATCCATCCTGGACATGGTTTCCACTATCAAGAGAATCAACCGGAACCCTATCTAAGTAAGGACTTTTAAAACAAAATGCCCATAACTTTCGATAAGACGGACTACCGTCTTGTGGAAATACATCTATAAAACCAACTTCTTTCCATAATTTAAAATATCCCCTAATCTCTTCTAATCCAGGAGAAGTCCAACACCTGTTAGTGTGGTGTTTCTCAGCAGTGACAATAATGCAGTACCTGGTCTTAAGTTGCATTTTATCCATATAGTCTAACCAATTATTGATTGTAAAGTAGTAGTGAGCGTTAGCTAGGACTGTATAATCTGCCAAAGGAAGTTGATCTATCGCCTTTTCCATTTTCTCCTGTACGAATTGATACTTTCCACCGTGTGAATCCCTCCACTCTGTGCCTCTTTTGATAGCATCCCTATCTGAATCAACACCAACAACATGGGAAAATCCCCTCTCCTCTGCAAGTTTTAAAAATACTCCGGCATTACAACCCATATCTATAAATGTTTGTTCACTACAACCATCCGGTAGAAAAGGGGCTACAAAGTTATGGAATTTTCCATCATTCCAATACTTACTACCGACCTCTAAAACATCCCTATCGGTCATAGGAAATCCCTCAAGAAACTGGTAAGTAGAAAATGGTTTTATATTGACCTCCAATCTTCAATTTTAGTATGTTTCTTAGCATTACAATTTCTACAAAGTGGTTGTATATTTTCTATATTATCTGAACCGCCTTTTACTAAAGGTATTATATGATCTTCACTAAGTTTTATTTCTGGCTCAGATTTTTTACAACATAAACAAGTCCAATTATATTGGGCTTTAAGTAATTCCCATTCTGCTAAAGAGTGATAACCCCCATTACCAATCTTAATAATTCTCCTATGTTTATTATGCATCAACTTCTTTTCATAGTTATTAATTACCCACCTCTTATTTTTATCTGCTTTATACTCTTTAACTCCAGACATCCCGTGTTTGAAATGTGGGGCCTTTTCCCCTTTGCGACCTAATCTTAATTGAGCCAATCTATTATTCTCTACAGTCTCTTTAGTTCTCTTTTTACCTATATTAGAATTTCTAAGTTTTATCTTCCATTCTTCTGAAAAATGTCTCCCTGTATTAGTACCCCTCTTACCCATGGATGAACCGCTTATCTTCCTTTTAGTTTCTTCTGATAATTTCCAATGTTTCCCAAGTGAACTCATATTTAACCCTCCCTTATAAAATCAGTTACAAAGTGCCACTCAGTATCTTTTGGAAGTTTAAGTAAGTTACTAAAACATCTTCCAACATCATTTTTAGTTCCAAATACATGGCCATGAAGTTTCAAATCATAGTCTGCTTCCCAGAATGGTTCATTTAATAAGAAGTTATATTGATAATACTTCTTAGGACATGGGATAATCTTGTCTCTATCTATGGCACCCCACCAACCTTCATCATCTAAAGCACGAACAACACCGTCGGTCCAATCCCAATGTGGCGCAACAAATCCTTTTTCATATGGCAGGCCATCCTTTTCAAACTGAGTTTTAATTGCCGGAAGTACTTGTTCTTTAAAAGTGTAGTAATCCGTGTTTCTCATTTCCCTTCCGTTATGTGCATACCCGTGAGGAATAATCTGAATCCAATCAAGACACTTCTTAATATCCTGTAAAAAATCTTCTCTGATAAGGGATGGCCCCCAATCCTCTTTCTTGTCTATCGGTATTGTAAAAAGGGATACTTTAAAGTTTGGAAAGAAATCTTTTAACTTACATAGAACATCAAGTCTGTTATTAACTACCGAGAAATCATGTAGATCAAGACAAACTTTTTGCATTTCTTCTCTCCCTCCATATAAAACTTGCTGAACAACTTTTAGAACAAAAATTAGGTTTCATTTAATCAAACCCCACTTACTTCTTTGAAAAATAAAGTAACTTAAGTTGTTCTCGCGAGTAAACTTCTCCACTGCTTTTATAACTCCAAACCTAACTCCTGTTGCAGTCTTCCTATCTCTATAATCATCACCAAGTAAGAACCCTCCTTTTTTAACTTTAGGATACCAGTCAATAATATCTCGATAGCACCCCTCAAACGTATGGTCTGCATCAATGTAAACTAAATCAAAGAAGTTATCAGGAAAATTCTTAACTGCCTCAAAAGAATATTCTCTATAAATACAAACAAAAGGTTTATTACTCACCTCATGAGAAAACTTCTCAAACTGTTTATCTAAATCTTTTTGTGGGGATGCTTTATCATTTCTACTTACAATTCCATCATCTTTCCATATATCTACCGCAACAGCTAACCTGGGTTTGTGTGAAATCATTTTATGAAAGTTTCTACCTTCACGAACCCCAACTTCAGCAATTACTTGGCAGTCGTACTTTTGCATAAAGGGCTTCCAGACCCTATATTGTCGGTTGTATCTTAGTGATGCTAAGTCTTCCAACACTTGATTCATTTCCAGTTCTGAACTAAATTTTCAGCCCTTCCCCAGTAAGGAATTTCATACGCTTGAACAGTTCCCATCTTCTTGCTTTTATGTTGTTCGGTTGGATCAAGAGAGTTAACATGGCTAAAAAATATCATTCCGGTATCGGGCCAATAACCAACGGTATTGTGTCTATCAAGAGTAGTACCTTTTTCTTTACCGAGTTCTCCTATTTGGGTATCGGGATACTTTGCAAATCTTTCCTCCAGAGATTTAATAACAAGTTCGCGAGGAGCAATCATTGCCGCATTTGATATACGATCCTTGTAATAAAAGGTTGGTTTGCCCCAGGTAAAAAGTCCCCACCTGTGCATGTCGTAACCATAGGTATCGAGAGGAGGTCTAAATTTAAAATGGTCTGCATGGTATAAAGTATCATCTTCTGCTATGGCTATATATGGCGTGGTTGCAAGTTTTGCTCCTCTTAGTATCTGTCTATAAATATTATTAACGCTTGGTTCTTCTGATTGAATAAGATTTAATCCCCAGTCCATAGGTTCTCTTGAGATTGTAATTATTGGAGTATCACCTATTGCCGCAAGTAGTACGGACTTGTGGTATTCGGCCCAAGCATCAGGAACTTTATTTACAGTCAAAAATATTATGGTTAAATCACTCATATTCCCCATTTAGGTTTTATTTCATTTATGTAATAGTCTTTCCACGTGTCTAACGCATACTTAAAGCCATCCTCGCAGTGTGCGGGATTTTCAAGGGTTCCGTTGTTGTGGGTTCTAGGGAAGTCTCTGTGTTTATGAGCAAACCATGTAAGTTTATTTAAAAGCATCTTACCTCCGGCTTTCCATGTTTTAAAAATCATTTCATGCGAGTCTTGAATAAGTGGGCCATAATGTTCTGAATCTAGTTCTACAATTACCTTATCCCACCAGGCATGGGGCATAAGCCACATAGATCCTTGCATAGCCATAGTTTCGTCAATCATTATTCCTTCTCTTTCCTTAGTTCTGGAATCCCATCTCTGGCCTGAGAACTTCTTACCTTCCTGGATAACTAATTTCTCATAATATACAGGAGGAAGATCCATAACTTCCCACTTAATAGGGTCAAGGAAGAATCTAACAGCAGTCATGATTGCGTCTGGGGGACAGGTGTCTGTCATTATCTTGTCGTATCCTTCTGCAAACATGCAGTGGGTGTCTACTCTCATAAGAAACTCTCCGGAGGCTACTGCAACTCCGGCATTGATAGCACCACGCATACCACGATTTGCTCCAAGATGAACAATCTTTACATGAGGATCTTCTTGTAGTGGAGGATCTGGCCAATACCCATCTAGGACAACAACTAATTCTAGTTGGTCGCCTAATTTTGAATTTTCTAGTAAAGAATTGATAGTTTTTTGTAAATATGGCTCTTTATATGCGGGTAAGATAACACTTAACTTCATTAATTAATGATAAACGCATATATTTCGTATTGCAAGAGTTAAATACTTGGGCTTGTACTTGGTGACACCGAAGGTGACAAGCTAGGACTCAAGGACGGACTCTTTGAAGGCGATAGACTTGGACTTAGGCTGGGCGACAAGCTAGGACTCTTAGAAATACTTGGTGAGACACTAACGCTTGGACTCACGCTAGGCGATAGAGAAGGCGATAGTGAGGGACTAAGGCTTGGACTTAGTGATGGAGACTTGCTGGGCGAAATACTTGTGCTTGGAGAGACCGATGTAGAAGAACTTGGTGAAGTTGACACACTCGGACTCACTGACGGCGATAAGCTTGGACTCAAAGATGGCGACTTGCTTGGAGAAACAGAAACGCTAGGCGATTTTGATGGCGATAAACTTGGACTTCTTGAAGGACTAATACTAGGACTTAAAGAAGGCGAAGCACTTGGAGAAACAGAAACGCTTGGAGATCTGCTTGGACTCACCGAAGGAGATTTTGAAGGAGACTTGCTCGGAGATAAAGAAGGACTTAGAGAAGGACTCTTAGAAGGAGATAAACTGGGCGATTTGCTTGGAGATAATGAAGGACTCATACTTCCAAATGATGTACTTAGCTGCACCTTCCAAACTGCACCGGCTTCGTTTCCTGCATTTATATAAATACCGGAATCGGTAGCTGTCTTTTTAATAAATCTTGCACCTTTTTTAAAACCTGTTGTTCCGTTAACAGGAACATTTACACCCGCGGCTTCAATAATTCTATCTTCTGCATCGGATAGGGAAACCTCATTATATATGTAATCGTATAAAACTCTTAAGAAACTGGACTCTTTGGTAGATCTTTTACCAGATGGGATAGCCATAATTCTATCTATTTCATCTCTTACTGCTCTGCTTAAATCTTCTTTTAGTTTAAATTTTGACATAATGTTTTTTCCCTATACGACCAGGCCCCCGAAGGGGCCTGATCTAATTATCAACTTAGGCCTGTAAGAAGGCTACACCTAATGCTTTTCTTCTCTCGTCAGCAACTTTTGCCCCGTAGACATAAAGCTGTTTGACATTGATTCCGAAGTTTTTGTAAGCATCTTCAACACCGTTCTCGGTTAATCCCATTGCGAATGTAATTGCGGATTTGTGTCCATACATTACATAGTAACCATCAGTGTTGTTACCACTGATTCTCGCATCGGATACTTCGTAAACATTGAATCCAGCAAACTTCCTGGGAAGTAAACCATTCTGGACATCTGCTCTTCCACCTTCAGAACCTACTCCGACAAATTCCGGAGCCTGTCTTACAAGTGAGGCAAGTCTAGCAGGTAGGGCTACCCATCTGTCTTCCTCTGGAACTTCGTTGTTAGTTAAGTTCATCTGCATTTGCATAAAGTATGCAAATATTGTGTCTTTTGTAACAGTAATTGCAGTATTGGCTTGAATCTCAAACGTAGCTGTTGCAGCTATATCTCCACCTGAGTAAGTAGAAGTTAAATCGTCTGAGTCATCTTCAATAGTTATAGCTGTTGCACTCGTGTAAGTTTTAACTCTATACCAGGTCGTGTGACCATCTGCTTTAAATGGCTTTCCTTCCATAGCTTCTGTGAAGGTTGTTCCATCACCAACTACTGCTCCGGTTGTTGCAGTAATTGTTACTGTTCCTGTCGTATAAGAAGTACCAATCCAGTTTCCTGCACCGGCATCTCCGTACAATCCAAGAACAAAGATATCAATGACTTTCTTGATTTCTCTTGCTACCTGTTCAGCAACAGGATTTCTAGGATCTTTTACATACGATCTAAATTTATCGTATGACTTGATTGTGAAATAAATATATTTGGCTTGATCGGTAACTATTTGACAATTACTTTCTGTCAAAGTATCGGCGGTCATGTCAGCACCACTATAAGCGTGTGTTGAAATAGCCCCGAAAGTAAGTACGTTCAATTTAGAAGTTTTACCTTCTATCTGTCCTTCGTAATCATTGTTAGTGATTCCGGGAGTTACAGCTTCCCTGTAGTAAATAGGCAACGCCTCAAGAGCGAAAGCCTCGACTAGTTTTGTAGGATAAGTATTCATATCGGTTATTCCTTTCAAAAATAATTAAATAATTTTTGAGTGAGCAGTCCCGATATGACTTGGGGTTAGCGTTTTTAAACTCTAAATATAATTGTGGGGAATTTTTTTAATGCTGTCAAGTGGCTAGAGGTCTATTTTAAATTTACCATCACGAACCATCTGCATATATTTAGTGGGATCTTGCTTTCTTATGGCCCTAGCATCCTCTTGTGTTAACTGAGCCGGTTTGATAGGCATGTTCTTACTACCACCACCTCTGGGTAAAAGTACGTCTGCCGGTTTTTCTTCTTTTGGAAGTTTAAATAAAAACCCAGCAATTAAAAGTTCCATGTCTGCGCTCATGTGAGTTTTCTTGGAAGCATATTTCAAAAAGTCTTCTTTATGACCTTTAAGTGCTGGATACTGTTCTAAGATAGCATCATCGGATATAAAATCCCCAACCTTTTTAACCCACGCCTTTACGTTTTTATCATCTGCAACAAGACCTGTTAACTTTTCAAACCTTTTCTTGTTAAGTAAGCCTTCTTTTACGAGGTTCTGAGAAAAGGAATCCAGGTTATCGTAATTCTCACCTAAAGCTAGAGCGTGTGTTCTTAACTCCTCTATTGTGACTTCTGTTAACTTCTCCGCTTCCTCTATCGTTTCCAATATCTTCTCATTGCGATTGTTTAGTATCATTGCTTCCTGTCCGGATTCTTTGTAGCGGTCTTCAAGTGGCGGTAGTGGTTGTGGAGCTACCTCTGGCGCGGGTTCTGGGGTAATATCAAGTTCTTCCTGGGATTCTGTCTGTATTACTTCTTCCGCAGGGTCTTCTTCCGGAGCATCTTCCACAACGATAGCAACTTCATTTTCTTTTTCCATTACTTCTTGGAGGTTTTCAGGAACTTCTTTATCAATTTCAGCAACCATGTCGTTTACTTGTTCTTGGGTAACTTGATTTGTAATTGCGGTTCCTTTTTTTTCTTTAGTCATATTTAAGCCTTAAACAGTCCTGGCATCCCAGGGTTAGTAGCTATCTCTTATTAAGCATATCAGCAATCTGGGCCTTTGTCATTTCAGGAGTGGTAGCCAGTTCGGCATCTTTAGCCATTTGTTGTAAAACTTCGAGTTTGTAATCCTTAGGATCTATAACTTTTCTAGTTAAAACGACGGGTTCCTGTTCAACAGGCCTTCCGGTTACACTACCACTCAAGACATCTTTGTAAAATTCCTTGTCATCGGAGGTCAGGTAAGAAATCCTTGCTCTTAAAAATCGTACTTCATACGCTGTTAAATCCTCAACTTGTTTAGAGGTGAGTTCATCCAGGTAATTTTGTACGTCTTCTGGTAATTGGTGGGACTTTGATCTTGCTTTTAGGGTTGTTTTTTTCATATTTAATAAATTATGATAATAAATTGATACTTTGTCAACTAATTTTATACATTTTTGATACTTTTTATCTAATTGATCTCTCTATTGCCTTCTCAGCCTTGATAGGAGACTCTAAAAAAGCAAGTAAGGTAAGATAAACCTTGACTCTAGCCTTAAAGTGAGCATTCTTATCTGCAAATTCTGGGGTAGATGGCATATCACATAACTCAAGTGTTGCGCTATATAGTGCATCGGATACAAAATCCAACAAGTCTTCAGGAGATATAGCTTTGGTAGAGTTTCCGGCTTGTTCATAAAGTCTTTTTTCTGCCGGAGTTAAATCTGCATAGTCTAGTTCCTTTTCTTCTAATATTTTATCAAAAGGATTTGCCATAGTTTTATATTATGCCTGTTGTCCCGGCATTGCAATATCGGGTACTTCAACGAGTCCCTCTTTTTGTGGTGTTTCAGCATTTGCCATTTCTGGGGCCAGTGCGGTAGTTCGGTTCTGCTTGTCAAACTCTTCAACTCTGGATATTTCATCCGGCGTAAGGGCTGAAAACTGCATTAACTTCCTGTGGAATATTTCAAGTAAAGGAATGTTGGTTGGCATTTCGGTCTTTAAAACCTGTAACTTCTGAACTGCCTCTAAATCTTCCTGTTGCTTATCGGTAATAGTTTTAATTTCAGTTAAGTATCCACTATCTGACTTCCAATCTTCCGGCCCCACCGTTTTTTTATATGTCTTTAAACCGAGTCTTCCCTTTTTGTAAATCGTTACTGACTTGATCTTATCTCCTGCCGCTTCCAGCATCTTAGTATATTTCAAACCTAACTCCTTCCAGTCTTCCACATAAAAGATCTGTTGCATAAGGATTCTCTTTTGAGCGTTCGCTAGTGCTAGTTGTACATCTCCTAAAGTTACATTTGTAGTTGTCTCACCACCTGCTGTTGCGTTAGCGGCGGTAGCTTTTTCCGCAATACCAATTAAAAAGGTTAGTTCTTCTAGTGTTCCACTTAAGTTACCAGTTTCTACATTCTTGATGATTTCATTTGGATTACCGGGTACTGGGAACTTTGCCCATGGTTGGGGTTGGAATGTCTGAGGTACAAAGTCTTTCTTGCTTGAGTCGTAAAAGAACATACTGAAGTTCTGTAAGGTTCTATTCTCAACAAGTTGTGAAATCCACACGTTTAAAACATTGTTTATCGGTCTTATGATGTCTACGATTCCATCGCTGTGCCAGTCTGTTGCTTCCGGATCTGAGGCCCATGAAGTGTAGGGATAGTGGTTTCTCCAGAAGTTGTCGGAGGTTTTACCAATTAAGGATTCAAGGGGTGCTTTATGTAGTTTAAAGATTCCGGCTCCTGTTTTCGCTAGTACATATCTGAAAATAACTCTCTCATCTAAGTCTTTATCATATTCATATCTAAAAGCCTGGTGAAGTTCAATGTAGGTTTCTCCAACAACTGGATCTATGGTGTTTTCTACTCCCATAATTCTTAATCTCTCGTAGTGTTCGGAAGCTTTTTGGAAACTTTCGTCTGCTTCCATCTTCCCACCACTATCGTCTTCTTGCTCGAAAGAGTCTTTAAGTCGGGCTACCTCTTTTTTATCGTAGTCTTTGTTTCTAAGTACTGTCTCAAGAGGGGTCCATATACCACACTCGACAAGATCTGGTGCTGAATCTATATCTGTTGGATCAACCATTCTGCTAATAAGCATATCCTGGGTATCCACTAACGATATTTTTACCTTTCCACCTTCTATATTTATCTTCTTGTAAGCGCGACCATACATAGCATTCTGCTTCTTATCCACATGGTCTTTTAGTACAAGTTTGTTATCTGTAAACATCTGCTTCCAGTACTCGTTATAGAAAAGTTCCCTCTGTTGGTCATTATCTGCATTGTTGAAATAGAGTTGCGGAGGATCTGTCATTTCTTTCAGGAGGGTATTTAAGACATATTTGATTAAAGGAATGTTCACTGTTTGTCTTTGCGTTAGGCGGTTAATAATAACCTTGTCGCGAGACAGTGTATAGTTTTCCTGCCAATCGGCGTGTCTTCTACTACGATAGTCGATAGCATCGTTCTCCATGTTTGTGAGACTTATTATCTCCGGATCTGTTATTTCAATGGTTTCAGTAGATGAGTTTTCTTCCATATGTAAAATGTTAAGCTAAAAATCTCTGTTTTGCAATCCGAAAGGGATACCCGCATAACCTTCAATACCTCCGAACGGTGTATCCACTCCTAACTCCCTCAATCTTTCTGGGTCCGGGGGATTATATGCTGGTTCTTCCTCAACATCTATAAACTTTCTTGAGAAGCCGTATCTAATTGCCGACATTAAATGGTCATTTATTCCTACAGGCTCGTTTAAGCTCTTTCCGGTCTTAGGATCGGTAGCCCATAGGTAGTTTCTATACTCTTTTATCAGGTTGACACTTCTTTTTGTTACGGATATTTGTAGCCCCTGGATGTACTGTAGCCCCTGGGAGACACTTCCAGGCCCTTTTAAAGCCCCTACAATGGTCACTCCGTAGCTTTTTATCTCATCTATCGACTTAGGTTCCGCTGAGTCTGCTAAAATCAGTGTAGGAGGCTTAGAGAGGGCTACATCTGCTATCTGTTTATTGGTCATACCTTTTTGATAAAAGACTTCATCCAGGATATATCCCCCGTTGTAGTAATAAATATCAACCAGGGCTGAAGGATCGTTAGTATATCCGAAGTCTAACCCATCATTTTCAAGCCTGGACTCAAAGGGAACATCATCAATTATCTGCCAACCTATAAATATTCTGCCGGTTGCTTCTCCTAGCTGTCCTTCTCCGTAAACCTTCCACCAGTTGGCCTTGTTAGGATTATTCTTGTGTTGTTCAAAGGCTTCAACCTCGGCTTGTGGCAGTGCTTCATTATCTTTGTAGGTTACAGTTAAGAAGTCGTGGTCATAAAATGGGGCGTAGTCTGTATACCACCAAAACTCGGCTACCGGGTTCCAGTCTATGAATATTACTTCTCTTGTTCTTATTTCAAGCTGGACAAAGGTTTCCATAGCTATGTTGTTTACTTCATTTACGAATAGAACATCTCTTCTTGGGCCTTTTACTTTGTCCCACTGATCTGCTGAAAAGAACTCAACTATCGAGCCATCCTCAAACGTGTATATAAAGTTGGTAGCGTTCCAGGAGTTATCCTTCCAATAGTTCTGAGACTTCATAATGTTTATGAAATCTCTCATTGCACCTCGTTTGAGATGCGGTAGTGTTTCGGATACTACAGATATTATCTTGCCTTTAGTGCTTTGGGCATAATCTATTAGGATCATGAGGATGGAAATAGTCTTAGATGCAGAGGCTCCTCCGGTTATTGCTCTAATCCTCTTCCGTAACTTCAGGATCTTCTTTGTTGCGGTTGTTACTATGAACATTTTTTAGCGCTAGTCCTCCTAAAATTGGAATAGGTTTTCCACCACTGGTTACATCCAGGCGTTGCTGGTCTGTAAAGTGATGATTATTTTTTAAAAGGAAGATGCCTCCAGCGCCGTGTTGCTTGGAATCGTCATAGATTCCTTGCTGAAGTGTAGTACGCTGTGCCTCCATCAGTTTTTTTATAGCACCGAAGAATTTTTTATGTTTTTTCTCCCAATTGAGTAGTGTGTCGGTATCAACATCAAGTAAATATGCCACTTCCTCCTTCACGGGTAGCTTTTTTTCTTCTGCCATTCTCTTAATATAATCTTCCACAAACTTGATTTTATCTACGCTATATTTTGTTGGTCTACCTGCGGTCATGATTTAATTATAGGAATATTAGACAAAAAAGCAAATAATTGTGGTAGGAATTAGTAATAATCCGAAGGCAAGTTAAATAATCAAGCGAGTCCTACTAATGAGGGAAACGCGAGGTAGTTAAAAATCTGATTTATGCCAATTCAAACTTTCTTTTCCGACTTGCCTTCAGGTTCTTGCACAGTAGGTATCGGCTCCAACTCAATAGAACCTACTGATAATGCGGCCCTTATTATGGATTCGCCCGGCTTTATTTTGTTTTGGTGTATTGCCTGAAGATAAACATTCATCTCTTTGTCAAATTCTTTTCTCATCTTTGGGGTTGCTTTTTGGTATGCCTTGAGTAGTTTCTTTTCCGAATAAAGAGGATTATTAGTAAATCTTAGTTTTCCAAAGCGCCTAATCTTTTTAATTGTTTTAGTATTCAAGTTCCCCATTGCTTTTAATAATTGCTTCTCTAGCTTTGCGATCAAATACATCCTTACCAATCTTTATTATTTCCTCGCACCTACCACGCGGTAGATCGGTTAAGATAATGCACGAGTCCGGGAATGTTCCAACAGTTGCAATTACGTCATTGTTCTCCATGTAAACTGCAACCTCGTTCATAACGTAGGGGCCTCCGACAGGAATAACATCTTGTATAATCTCAGAAACAACAGGCGGTTGGGTAGATTTCCCGATCTTGCTCTTCTCAACAGCATCCAGGGGCTTCAACATGTAAAAACTAGCGGAT